AGTGAAATACCTCCCTTTTGTGGATTTATCTGTTTGTCGACTTTTTGTGTTGGTGGTGAGTGTTGTGCAGCCTGAGCTTCCTGATAGTCGTGATTGGTGTGGGGAGACGCGTCGTTGGTGGCGTGTGTGGGGTGAGGATAGTCGCGCGCAGTACGTGTCTGATGAGGAGTGGCTGTTTCTCATGGATGCTGCGGTGATTCATGATTGTGTGTGGCGTGAGGGTCGCGCTGATTTGGTGGCTTCTTTGCGGGCTCATGTGAAGGCTTTTATGGGTATGTTGGATCGGTATTCGGTTGATGTGGCGTCTGGTGGCCGTGGTGGGGGTTCTGCGGTGGCGATGATTGACCGGTATCGGAAGCGTAGGGGTGCTTGATGTCTCAGGTTGTGGGTTCTCAGGTGCCTCGTCACCGGGTGGCTGCGGCGTATTCGGTATCTGCTGGTGGTGATGCTGGGGAGCTTGGTCGTGCGTATGGGTTGACGCCTGATCCGTGGCAGCAGCAGGTGTTGGATGATTGGCTGGCTGTCGGTAGCAATGGCAGGCTTGCTGCGGGTGTGTGTGGGGTGTTTGTGCCTCGCCAGAATGGCAAGAATGCTATTTTGGAGGTTGTTGAGCTTTTTAAGGCGACTATTCAGGGTCGCCGTATTTTGCATACGGCTCACGAGTTGAAGTCGGCTCGTAAGGCGTTTATGCGGTTGAGGTCATTTTTTGAGAATGAGCGGCAGTTTCCTGACTTGTATCGTATGGTGAAGTCGATTCGTGCGACGAATGGTCAGGAGGCTATTGTGTTGCATCATCCGGATTGTGCCACGTTTGAGCGTAAGTGTGGTTGTCCGGGTTGGGGTTCGGTTGAGTTTGTGGCCCGCAGTCGGGGTTCGGCTCGCGGGTTTACGGTTGATGATTTGGTGTGTGATGAGGCTCAGGAGTTGTCGGATGAGCAGTTGGAGGCTTTGCTTCCTACGGTGAGCGCTGCCCCGTCTGGTGATCCGCAGCAGATTTTTTTGGGTACGCCGCCTGGGCCGTTGGCTGACGGGTCTGTGGTGTTGCGTTTGCGTGGTCAGGCTTTGTCGGGTGGTAAAAGGTTTGCGTGGACGGAGTTTTCGATTCCTGACGAGTCTGATCCGGATGATGTGTCGCGGCAGTGGCGGAAGTTGGCTGGGGATACGAATCCGGCGTTGGGTCGTCGCCTGAATTTTGGGACTGTGTCGGATGAGCATGAGTCGATGTCTGCTGCCGGGTTTGCTCGGGAGCGGCTTGGCTGGTGGGATCGTGGCCAGTCTGCTGCGTCTGTGATTCCGGCTGATAAGTGGGCTCAGTCTGCGGTGGATGAGGCGGCTCTGGTTGGCGGGAAAGTGTTTGGTGTCTCGTTTTCTCGTTCTGGGGATCGGGTTGCTTTGGCGGGTGCCGGCCGGACTGATGCTGGGGTTCATGTTGAGGTTATTGATGGGCTGTCGGGGACGATTGTTGATGGTGTGGGCCGGTTGGCTGACTGGTTGGCGGTTCGTTGGGGTGATACTGACCGGATCATGGTTGCCGGGTCTGGTGCGGTGTTGTTGCAGAAGGCGTTGACGGATCGTGGTGTTCCGGGCCGTGGCGTGATTGTGGCCGATACTGGCGTGTATGTGGAGGCTTGTCAAGCCTTCCTGGAGGGTGTAAGGTCTGGGAATGTTTCTCATCCTCGTGCTGATTCTCGCCGTGACATGTTGGATATTGCTGTGAGGTCGGCTGTGCAGAAGAAGAAAGGCTCTGCGTGGGGTTGGGGTTCCTCGTTTAAAGATGGTTCTGAGGTTCCTTTGGAGGCTGTTTCTTTGGCGTATCTTGGTGCGAAAACAGTTAAAGTGAAGCGGCGTGAACGGTCTGGTAGGAAGCGGGTGTCTGTGGTATGAACTCGGATGAGTTGGCTCTGATTGAGGGCATGTACGATCGTATCCAAAGGTTGTCTTCGTGGCATTGTCGTATTGAGGGCTACTATGAGGGTTCTAGCCGGGTGCGTGATTTGGGGGTGGCTATTCCTCCGGAGTTGCAGCGGGTGCAAACGGTGGTGTCGTGGCCTGGTATAGCTGTGGATGCTTTGGAGGAGCGTCTGGATTGGCTTGGCTGGACGAATGGTGACGGCTACGGCCTGGATGGTGTGTATGCTGCGAATCGGCTTGCTACGGCTTCGTGTGATGTGCATTTGGATGCGCTGATTTTTGGGTTGTCGTTTGTGGCTGTTATTCCCCAGGGGGATGGGTCGGTGTTGGTTCGTCCACAGTCACCAAAGAATTGTACTGGCCGGTTTTCTTCCGATGGGTCTCGTCTGGATGCTGGCCTTGTGGTGCAGCAGACGTGTGATCCTGAGGTTGTTGAGGCGGAGTTGTTGCTGCCTGATGTGATTGTTCAGGTGGAGCGGCGGGGTTCGCGTGAATGGGTTGAGACGGGCCGTATCGAGAATGTGCTTGGTGCGGTTCCGTTGGTGCCTATTGTGAATCGTCGCCGTACTTCTAGGATTGATGGCCGTTCGGAGATTACGAGGTCTATTAGGGCTTACACGGATGAGGCTGTTCGCACACTGTTGGGGCAGTCTGTGAATCGTGACTTCTATGCCTACCCGCAAAGGTGGGTGACGGGTGTGTCGGCTGACGAGTTTTCGCAACCGGGTTGGGTCTTGTCGATGGCTTCTGTGTGGGCTGTGGATAAGGATGATGATGGTGATACCCCGAATGTGGGGTCGTTTCCTGTCAATAGTCCTACACCGTATTCGGATCAGATGAGACTGTTGGCGCAGTTGACGGCTGGGGAGGCTGCGGTTCCGGAGCGCTATTTCGGGTTTATCACGTCTAACCCACCTAGTGGGGAGGCTTTGGCTGCCGAGGAGTCTAGGCTTGTGAAGCGTGCTGAACGCAGGCAGACGTCGTTTGGTCAGGGTTGGCTGTCGGTTGGTTTCCTGGCTGCCAGGGCGCTTGATTCGAGTGTTGATGAGGCCGATTTTTTTGGTGATGTTGGTTTGCGTTGGCGTGATGCTTCGACGCCGACTCGGGCGGCTACGGCTGATGCTGTGACGAAGCTTGTTGGTGCCGGTATTTTGCCTGCTGATTCTCGTACGGTGTTGGAGATGTTGGGGCTTGATGATGTGCAGGTTGAGGCTGTGATGCGTCATCGTGCCGAATCGTCTGACCCGTTGGCTGCGCTTGCTGGGGCTATATCGCGTCAAACTAACGAGGTTTGATAGGCGATGGCTTCGGGTGCTATGTCGAGGCTTGCTGCGACCGAGTATCAGCGTGAGGCGGTCAGGTTTGCTGGGAAATACGCGGGCTATTATGCCGAGCTTGGTCGTTTGTGGCATTCCGGGAAGATGACAGATGCGCAGTATGTGCGTTTGTGTGTGGAGTTGGAGCGTGCCGGACATGATGGTTCGGCATCGTTGGCTGCCAGGTTTGTGTCGGATTTTCGCCGGTTGAATGGTGTGGATCCTGGTTTGATTGTGTATGACGAGTTTGATGCTGCCGCCGCGTTGGCTAGGTCGTTTTCGACTATGAAGATTATGAATAGTGACCCGGATAGGGTGAATGATACGATTGATGCGATGGCTGCGGGTGTTAATCGGGCTGTTATGAATGCTGGCCGTGACACGGTTGAGTGGTCTGCGGGTGCGCAGGGTAGGTCGTGGCGCAGGGTGACGGATGGTGATCCGTGCGCGTTTTGTGCCATGTTGGCTACGAGGTCGGATTATACGACCAAAGAAAGGGCGCTTACTACGGGTCATACTCGGCGTCATAAGCGTGCCGGTAGGCGTCCGTTTGGTTCGAAGTATCATGATCATTGTGGTTGTACGGTGGTTGAGGTTGTTGGCCCTTGGGAACCGAATAGGGCTGATGCCGCATATCAGCGGGTTTATGAGAAGGCTCGTGAGTGGGTTGATGATCATGGGTTGCAGCAGTCGCCTGGCAATATTTTGAAGGCTATGCGTACTGTTGGTGGTATGAGATAATTTGATGTGGTTTCCGGTTGTGTGCCGCCGGTTATCGGTGCACTGGGTTGTCTCCCGCACGGGGGTCAACAATGTTGTGTTGTTTTCCGCAAGGAGTGTAGGGTTAGGCTATGGCCGATCAGAGTGTTGAAGAACAGAATGTTGACAATGATGCTGTTGAGCCCGGAAAGGGTGGAGACGTTGTTGATGTTGTGAAGGATGGGCAGGCTGCCGGCGATGATCATGCCGGTGATGTTTCCGTGAAGGAGGAGTCTTCTTCTGGCACGGATTGGAAGGCTGAGGCCCGTAAGTGGGAGTCTCGTGCTAAAAGTAATTTTGCCGAGTTGGAGAAGCTTCGCGCCTCGGATGGTGATGCGGGGTCTGTGATTGATGATCTTCGTCGCAAGAATGAGGAACTTGAAGACCGGATTAATGGGTTTGTTCTTGAGGGTGTGAAGCGCGAGGTGGCTGCCGAGTGTGGCCTGTCGGGTGATGCGGTCGCTTTCTTGCACGGCGGCGATCGTGAAGCACTGGTGGAGTCTGCTAAGGCTTTGAAGGGTTTGATCGACCATAGTAGTGGTGGCGCGGGTGTGCGCCGTCTTGCGGGGAGTGCCCCCGTTGATGATGTTAAACGACGTGAGGGTGTCGCGTTTGTGGATGCTCTTGTCAATAATTCTAGGAGATGATTTGTGATGGCTGACGATTTTCTTTCTGCAGGGAAGCTTGAGCTTCCTGGTTCTATGATTGGTGCGGTTCGTGACCGTGCTATCGATTCTGGTGTTTTGGCGAAGCTTTCGCCGGAGCAGCCGACTATTTTTGGCCCTGTTAAGGGTGCCGTGTTTAGTGGTGTTCCTCGCGCTAAGATTGTTGGTGAGGGCGAGGTTAAGCCTTCCGCGTCTGTTGATGTTTCGGCGTTTACTGCGCAGCCTATCAAGGTTGTGACTCAGCAGCGTGTCTCGGACGAGTTTATGTGGGCTGATGCTGATTACCGTCTGGGTGTGCTTCAGGATCTGATTTCGCCTGCTCTGGGTGCCTCGATTGGTCGCGCTGTTGATCTGATTGCTTTCCACGGTATTGATCCGGCTACGGGTAAGCCTGCTGCGGCTGTCAAGTCTTCGCTGGATAAGACGAAGCATATTGTTGATGCAACCGATAGCGCTACGGCTGATCTGGTCAAGGCTGTCGGCTTGATTGCGGGTGCTGGTTTGCAGGTTCCTAACGGGGTTGCTTTGGATCCGGCGTTCTCGTTTGCCCTGTCTACTGAGGTGTATCCGAAGGGGTCTCCGCTTGCTGGTCAGCCTATGTATCCTGCCGCCGGTTTCGCTGGTTTGGATAATTGGCGTGGCTTGAATGTTGGTGCTTCTTCGACTGTTTCGGGTGCCCCGGAGATGTCGCCTGCTTCTGGTGTTAAGGCTATTGTGGGTGATTTCTCTCGTGTTCATTGGGGTTTCCAGCGTAACTTCCCGATCGAGCTTATCGAGTATGGTGACCCGGATCAGACTGGGCGTGACCTGAAGGGCCATAATGAGGTTATGGTTCGTGCCGAGGCTGTGCTGTATGTGGCTATCGAGTCGCTTGATTCGTTTGCTGTTGTGAAGGAGAAGGCTGCCCCGAAGCCTAATCCGCCGGCCGAGAACTGATTCATTTGTTGCGATAATGTTAATGCTGTGTGCAGGGGGTGGTGTTGATGGGTATCATTTTGAAGCCTGAGGATATTGAGCCTTTCGCCGATATTCCTAGAGAGAAGCTTGAGGCGATGATTGCCGATGTGGAGGCTGTGGCTGTCAGTGTCGCCCCCTGTATCGCTAAACCGGATTTCAAATACAAGGATGCCGCTAAGGCTATTCTGCGCAGGGCTTTGTTGCGCTGGAATGATACCGGGGTTTCGGGTCAGGTGCAGTACGAGTCTGCGGGTCCTTTCGCCCAGACTACACGGTCTAGTACTCCCACGAATTTGTTGTGGCCTTCTGAGATTGCCGCGTTGAAGAAGCTGTGTGAGGGTGATGGTGGGGCTGGTAAAGCGTTCACTATTACACCGACCATGAGGAGTAGTGTGAATCATTCTGAGGTGTGTTCCACGGTGTGGGGTGAGGGTTGCTCGTGCGGGTCGAATATTAACGGTTACGCTGGTCCTTTGTGGGAGATATGATATGACCAGTTTTCCTTATGGTGAAACGGTTGTGATGCTTCAACCGACTGTTCGTGTCGATGATCTTGGTGACAAGGTTGAGGATTGGGGGCATCCTGTAGAAACCGTGTACCATAACGTGGCCATCTATGCTTCCGTTTCGCAGGAGGATGAGGCCGCGGGGCGTGACTCTGACTATGAGCATTGGTCGATGCTTTTCAAGTCTCCTGTTGTGGGCGCTGATTATCGTTGCCGGTGGCGTATCCGGGGTGTTGTGTGGGAGGCTGACGGGTCTCCTATGGTGTGGCATCACCCCATGTCCGGTTGGGATGCTGGTACGCAGGTTAATGTGAAGCGTAAGAAGGGCTGATGGGTAGTGGCTCAGGATGTGAATGTGAAGCTGAACTTGCCGGGTATTCGTGAGGTGTTGAAGTCTCCTGGGGTGCAGGCTATGTTGGCTGAGCGTGGCGAGCGTGTCAAGCGTGCGGCCTCGGCGAATGTGGGCGGTAACGCTTTCGATAAGGCCCAATACCGTAATGGTTTGTCGTCGGAGGTGCAGGTTCACCGTGTTGAGGCTGTGGCGAGGATTGGCACCACTTATAAGGGTGGTAAAAGGATTGAGGCGAAGCATGGCACGTTGGCGAGGTCGATTGGGGCTGCGTCGTGATCATTTACGGTGACCCAAGAGTCTGGGCCAAACGCGTGCTCAAGGATGATGGCTGGCTGTCTGATATACCCTGTGTGGGGACGGTGCCCGATGATTTTACGGGTGACCTGATTTGGTTGGCGTTGGATGGTGGCCCGCAGTTGCATGTTCGTGAGCGTGTTTTTTTGCGCGTGAATGTGTTTTCTGATATGCCTGATTGTGCTATGTCGTTGGCGCGTCGTGTTGAGGCTGTGCTTGTTGACGGGGTTGATGGTGGCCCGGTGGTGTTTTGTCGGCGTTCTACGGGTCCTGATTTACTTGTTGATGGTGCACGTTTTGATGTGTATTCGCTTTTTGAGCTGATATGCAGGCCTGCCGAATCCGAGTAAACGTTTTGTTTTGATATTGTTGTTTGTTTTTGTTTGATATTGTTTTTTGGGGGTTATGATGGCTGCAACACGTAAAGCGTCTAATGTTCGCTCTGCTGTTACTGGCGACGTCTATATTGGTAAAGCTCATGCCGGTGACACTATTGATGGTGTGAAGACGGTTCCTGACGGTCTTACCGCTTTAGGGTATCTGTCGGATGACGGGTTTAAGATTAAACCGGAGCGTAAAACGGATGATTTGAAGGCTTGGCAGAATGCGGATGTTGTTCGCACGGTTGCTACGGAGTCGTCTATCGAGATTTCTTTCCAGCTGATCGAGTCTAAGAAGGAGGTTATTGAACTGTTTTGGCAGTCGAAGGTTACTGCCGGATCTGATTCGGGTTCGTTCGATATTTCTCCTGGTGCCACCACTGGCGTGCACGCTTTACTGATGGATATTGTTGATGGTGATCAGGTTATTCGCTACTATTTCCCCGAGGTTGAGCTTATCGATCGTGACGAGATCAAGGGTAAGAATGGCGAAGTGTACGGGTATGGTGTGACCTTGAAGGCGTATCCTGCCCAGATTAATAAGAAGGGTGATGCGGTGTCTGGTCGGGGGTGGATGACGGCTTTAAAAGCTGATACTCCTCCGACGCCTCCTCCTTCGCCGAAGCCGGATCCTAATCCGCCGTCTAATAACTGATACGCAAGTTTGAGGGATTGTTGATAGATGAGTGACACAGGTTACACGTTGAAGATTGGTGACCGTAGCTGGGTGTTGGCGGATGCGGAGGAGACGGCTCAGGCTGTTCCTGCCCGCGTTTTCCGTCGTGCAGCGAAGATTGCCCAGTCGGGGGAGTCTGCGGATTTCGCCCAGGTTGAGGTGATGTTTTCTATGTTGGAGGCTGCCGCCCCGGCTGACGCGGTGGAGGCCCTGGAGGGGCAGCCTATGGTTCGTGTTGCCGAGATTTTCCGTCAGTGGATGGAATACAAGCCTGACGGAAAGGGTGCCTCGCTGGGGGAATAGTTTGGCTCCACGGCCTGATTGATGATTATCGTGGGGCCATCGAATATGATTGGAGGACCCGGTTCGGTTGCTCGGTTTATGATGTTGGTGGCCCGGTGATGTGTTGGGGTGAGGCTGTCCGGCTGGCTGGCGTGTTGTGTACCGATACGTCGAGCCAGTTGGCGGCCCACCTGAATGGTTGGCAGCGCCCGTTTGAGTGGTGCGAGTGGGCTGTGTTGGATATGCTGGATCATTACAGGTCTGCTAATAGTGAGGGGCAGCCGGAGCCTGTGGCGAGGCCTACGGATGAGCGTAGGGCCCGGTTTACGTCTGGGCAGGTGGACGATATTTTGGCGCGTGTTCGTGCCGGTGGCGGGGTGTCTCGCGAGATTGATATTATGGGGTGAATAGTGTATGTCTGGTGAGATTGCTTCCGCATATGTGTCGTTGTATACGAAGATGCCGGGTTTGAAGGCGGATGTTGGTAAACAGCTTTCTGGGGTGATGCCTGCTGAGGGTCAGCGTTCGGGTAGTCTTTTTGCTAAGGGCATGAAGTTGGCTTTGGGTGGCGCGGCGATGATGGGTGCCATCAATGTTGCTAAGAAGGGCCTCAAGTCGATTTATGATGTGACTATTGGTGGCGGTATTGCTCGCGCTATGGCTATTGATGAGGCTCAGGCTAAGTTGACTGGTTTGGGTCACACGTCTTCTGACACGTCTTCGATTATGAATTCGGCTATTGAGGCTGTGACTGGTACGTCGTATGCGTTGGGGGATGCGGCGTCTACGGCGGCGGCGTTGTCTGCTTCGGGTGTGAAGTCTGGCGGGCAGATGACGGATGTGTTGAAGACTGTCGCCGATGTGTCTTATATTTCGGGTAAGTCGTTTCAGGATACGGGCGCTATTTTTACGTCTGTGATGGCCCGCGGTAAGTTGCAGGGCGATGACATGTTGCAGCTTACGATGGCGGGTGTTCCTGTACTGTCTTTGCTTGCCAGGCAGACGGGTAAAACCTCGGCAGAGGTGTCGCAGATGGTGTCTAAGGGGCAGATTGATTTTGCCACGTTTGCGGCTGCGATGAAGCTTGGCATGGGTGGTGCTGCGCAGGCGTCTGGGAAGACGTTTGAGGGCGCTATGAAGAATGTTAAGGGCGCTTTGGGCTATCTTGGTGCCACGGCTATGGCGCCGTTTCTTAACGGGTTGCGGCAGATTTTTGTTGCGTTGAATCCGGTTATCAAGTCGGTGACGGATTCTGTGAAGCCGATGTTTGCGTCGGTGGATCAGGGGATTCAGCGGGTGATGCCGTCTATTTTGGCGTGGATTAATCGTATGCCGGGCATGATTACGAGAATGAATGCACAGATGCGCGCCAAGGTGGAGCAGCTGAAGGGCATTTTTGCGAGAATGCATTTGCCTGTCCCTAAAGTGAATTTGGGTACCATGTTTGCTGGCGGCACCGCAGTGTTCGGTATTGTTGCAGCGGGTGTGGGGAAGCTTGTCGCGGGGTTTGCCCCGTTGGCGGTGTCGTTGAAGAATCTGTTGCCGTCGTTTGGTGCTTTGAGGGGTGCCGCCGGGGGGCTTGGCGGCGTGTTTCGCGCCCTGGGTGGCCCTGTCGGTATTGTGATCGGCTTGTTTGCTGCAATGTTTGCTACGAACGCCCAGTTCCGTGCCGCTGTTATGCAGCTTGTGGGGGTTGTTGGTCAGGCTTTGGGGCAGATTATGGTCGCTATTCAGCCACTGTTCGGGATTGTTGCTGGCGTGGTTGCCAGGTTGGCTCCCGTTTTTGGCCAGATTATCGGTATGGTTGCTGGTTTGGCTGCCCGGCTAGTGCCTGTTATTGGTATGCTTATTGCCCGGCTTGTTCCTGTTATCACCCAGATTATTGGTATGGTAACCCAGGTTGCTGCCATGTTGTTGCCTATGCTGATGCCGGTTATTCAGGCTGTTGTTGCTGTGATACGGCAGGTTATTGGTGTGATCATGCAGTTGATACCTGTTTTGATGCCGGTTGTGCAGCAGATTTTGGGTGCTGTCATGTCTGTTTTGCCGCCGATTGTTGGTTTGATACGGTCGTTGATACCGGTGATCATGTCGATTATGCGTGTGGTGGTGCAGGTTGTTGGTGCCGTGCTACAGGTGGTGGCCCGTATTATTCCGGTTGTTATGCCGATTTATGTTGCGGTGATTGGATTCATTGCCAAGATTTATGCTGCGGTTATCGTTTTTGAGGCTAAGGTTATTGGCGCTATTCTTCGTACTATTACGTGGATTGTGAATCATTCAGTGTCTGGCGTGAGGTCTATGGGCACGGCCATCCAGAATGGCTGGAATCATATCAAATCGTTTACGTCTGCGTTTATTAACGGTTTCAAGTCGGTCATTTCTGCCGGTGTGAACGCGGTTGTGGGGTTTTTTGCGCGGCTTGGTTCTTCGGTTGCCTCCCATGTGAGGTCTGGTTTTAACGCGGCTCGTGGTGCTGTTTCTTCTGCGATGAATGCTATTCGGAGTGTTGTGTCTTCGGTGGCGTCTGCTGTTGGCGGGTTTTTCGGTTCGATGGCGTCTAGGGTTCGTAGTGGTGCTGTGCGCGGGTTTAATGGTGCCCGGAGTGCGGCTTCTTCTGCTATGCATGCTATGGGGTCTGCGGTGTCTAGCGGTGTGCATGGTGTGCTGGGTTTTTTCCGGAATTTGCCTGGCAATATTCGGCGTGCGCTTGGTAATATGGGGTCTTTGTTGGTGTCTGCTGGCCGTGATGTGGTGTCTGGTTTGGGTAATGGTATCCGGAATGCTATGAGTGGCCTGTTGGATACGGTGCGTAATATGGGTTCTCAGGTTGCTAGTGCGGCGAAGTCGGTGTTGGGTATTCATTCTCCGTCTCGGGTGTTTCGTGACCAGGTTGGCCGGCAGGTTGTTGCCGGTTTGGCTGAGGGGATCACCGGGAATGCCGGTTTGGCGTTGGATGCGATGTCAGGTGTGGCTGGTCGGCTGCCTGATGCGGTTGATGCCCGGTTTGGTGTGCGATCGTCTGTGGGCTCGTTTACCCCGTATGGCAGATATCAGCGTGCGAATGATAAGAGTGTTGTGGTGAATGTGAATGGGCCTACTTATGGGGATCCGAACGAGTTTGCGAAGCGGATTGAGCGGCAGCAGCGTGACGCTTTGAACGCGTTGGCTTACGTGTGATTGGGGGTGTTGTTCATGTTTCTTCCTGACCCGTCTGATCGTTCTGGTTTGACTGTTACCTGGTTTATGGATCCGCTGTTTGGCGACGAGCGTGTGCTTCATTTGACGGATTATACGGGTGCGTCTCCTGTCATGTTGTTGAATGATTCGTTGCGCGGTTTGGGTGTTCCTGAGGTGGAGCATTTTTCGCAAACTCATGTTGGGGTGCACGGCTCGGAGTGGCGCGGGTTTAATGTGAAGCCTCGCGAGGTGACGCTGCCGGTGTTGGTGTCGGGTGTTGACCCGGATCCGGATGGCGGGTTTCGTGACGGTTTTTTGAAGGCGTATGACGAGTTGTGGTCTGCTTTTCCTCCGGGCGAGGAGGGGGAGTTGTCTGTGAAGACTCCTGCCGGTCGTGAGCGTGTGCTGCGGTGTCGGTTTGATTCGGTGGATGACACGTTTACGGTGGATCCGGTGAATCGTGGCTATGCGCGCTATCTGTTGCATTTGACAGCTTATGACCCGTTTTGGTATGGGGATGAGCAAAAGTTTCGTTTTAGTAACGCGAAGTTGCAGGATTGGTTGGGTGGCGGCTCTGTTGGCAAGGATGGCACGGCGTTTCCTGTGGTGTTGACGCCTGGTGTTGGTTCGGGTTGGGATAACTTGTCTAATAAGGGTGATGTGCCTGCGTGGCCTGTGATTCGTGTTGAGGGCCCGTTGGAGTCGTGGTCTGTGCAGATTGATGGTTTGCGTGTGTCTTCTGATTATCCTGTCGAGGAGTTTGATTGGATCACTATTGACACGGATCCTCGTAAACAGTCTGCGTTGTTGAACGGGTTTGAGGATGTGATGGATCGTTTGACAGAGTGGGAGTTTGCCCCTATCCCTCCTGGCGGTTCGAAGAGTGTGAATATTGAGATGGTTGGTTTGGGTGCCATTGTTGTGTCGGTGCAGTACAGGTTTTTGAGGGCTTGGTGAATAGTTGATGGCTGGTCTTGTTCCGCATGTAACGTTGTTTACGCCTGATTTTCGTCGTGTGGCGCCTATCAATTTTTTTGAATCGTTGAAATTGTCGTTGAAGTGGAATGGTTTGTCGACGTTGGAGTTGGTGGTGTCGGGTGATCATTCTAGGCTTGACGGGTTGACTAGGCCGGGTGCACGGCTGGTTGTTGATTATGGTGGTGGCCAGATTTTTTCTGGGCCTGTGCGTCGGGTGCATGGTGTTGGTCCTTGGCGTTCTTCACGGGTGACTATCACGTGTGAGGATGATATCCGCCTGTTGTGGCGTATGCTGATGTGGCCTGTGAATTATCGTCCTGGTATGGTGGGTATGGAGTGGCGTGCCGACAGGGATTATGTCCACTATTCGGGTGCGGCTGAGTCGGTGGCTAAGCAGGTGTTGGGGGATAATGCTTGGCGTTTTCCGCCTGGTTTGTTTATGACCGATGATGAGCGTCGTGGCCGCTATATTAAGGATTTTCAGGCCCGGTTTCACGTGTTTGCCGATAAGTTGTTGCCGGTGTTGTCGTGGGCTCGGATGACTGTCACGGTGAACCAGTTTGAGAATGCGAAGTTTGATCAGCGGGGTTTGCTGTTTGATTGTGTGCCTGCTGTGACGCGTGAGCATGTGTTGACTGCCGAGTCGGGTTCGATTGTGTCGTGGGAGTATGTGCGTGACGCCCCGAAGGCTACGTCTGTGGTGGTTGGTGGCCGCGGCGAGGGTAAGGATCGGCTGTTTTGTGAGGATGTTGATTCGATGGCCGAGGAGGATTGGTTTGATCGTGTAGAGGTGTTTAAGGATGCCCGTAACACGGATTCTGAACATGTGCATCTCATTGATGAGGCTGAGCAGGTGTTGGGGGGGTTGGGGGCTTCGTCGGGGTTTAAGATCGAGTTGGCTGAGTCGGATGTGTTGCGGTTTGGGCCCGGCAATCTGATGCCGGGTGATCTTATCTATGTGGATGTGGGTTCTGGCCCTATTGCGGAGATTGTTCGGCAGATTGATGTGGAGTGTGTATCGCCTGGTGATGGTTGGACGAAGGTGACACCGGTTGCGGGGGATTATGAGGATAATCCGTCGGCGTTGCTAGCGCGGCGTGTGGCTGGTTTGGCTGCGGGTGTGCGGGATTTGCAAAAGTTTTAAAAGAATGGGGGTTTGTCGTGGGTATTGTGTGTAAAGGGTTTGATGGTGTGTTGACCGAGTATGATTGGGCTCAAATGTCTGGTCTGATGGGTAATATGCCGTCTGTGAAGGGCCCGGACGATTTTCGTGTCGGCACTACTGTTCAGGGTGCCACAGTGTTGTGTGAGGTCCTGCCGGGGCAGGCGTGGGCTCACGGGGTTATGTGCACGTCGAATAGTGTTGAGACGGTGACAGGGCAGCTGCCTGGCCCGGGTGAGACCCGTTATGACTATGTGGTGTTGTCTCGGGATTGGGAGCAGAACACAGCCAAGTTGGAGATTGTTCCCGGGGGGCGTGCGGAGCGTGCCAGGGATGTGTTGCGTGCCGAGCCTGGCGTGTTTCATCAACAGTTGCTGGCTACTTTGGTGGTGTCGTCTAACGGGTTGCAGCAGCAGCTGGATAGGCGTGCTATAGCGGCTAGGGTTGCGTTTGGGGAGTCTGCGGCTTGCGACCCTACCCCCATGGAGGGTGACCGTGTGATGGTTCCTTCTGGGGCTGTGTGGGCTAACCATGCGGGCGAGTGGATGTTGTTGTCTCCGCGGATTGAGACGGGTTCGAAGTCGATCATGTTTGGCGGGTCTGCTGTGTATGCTTACACGATCTCATTTAATCGTTCCTTCGGTAGTGTGCCTGTTGTGGTGGCGTCTATGGCTACGGCGGCTGGGGGCACGGCACAGATTGATGTGAAAGCCTACAATATTACTAATAAGGATTTTCAGTTGGCGTTTATTACGAATGATGGTTCGAAGCCTTCTGGTGTGCCTGCGGTTGCGAATTGGATTGCTGTCGGCGTGTGACCGGGCTGTTGTTGTGGCGGATGGTGTGATGTTGGGGGGCTGTGGTGTCGTGGTTTACTCCTGCACTGGTGGCCTCTATTTGTACCGCGTTGGCCACGGTTTTGGGTTCTGTTCAGGCTGTCACATCCCGGTCTAGGCGGCGTTTACGCAGGCTGTCTGCGCAGGTGGATGCGATGGAAGAGTATACGTGGGGTGTGCGGCGCGAGGTGCGAAGGTTTAACGCCGGGCTTCCTGATGATGTGGAGCCGATGCATCTTCCTGATTTGCCCGAGTTTTTGAAGGATACTGTTGATGGTGGAGGTGAGTAGGGTTGAGGGAGTTGGAGGAGGAGAAGCGGCAGCGCCGCAATTTTGAGAAGGTTTCACTGGTGTTGCTGTTTTTGTCGCTTGTGCTACTGGCTGTGGTTGCTGCGGGTGCTTTGCGTTTCGGGGCTATATCCTCTGAGCGGGATTCGGAGCAGGCTAAAGCCCAGTCGAATGGTACAGCCGCTAAAGGGTTGGCCAGCCGTGTGCGGCAGGCGTGTGCCTCTGGCGGGCAGGAGTCGGTGCGTCTTCACCAGTCTGGCTTGTGTGTGGATGCTCAGCGTGTTGAGCGTAGCGTGCAGGGTGTGCCGGGTCCTGCTGGTGTGCGCGGCCCGCAAGGACCTGCAGGGGTTGACGGCCGTGACGGTAGCAATGGTTCGGCTGGGCTGGTTGGGCCTGTGGGTCCGCAGGGGTCCCCGGGTTTGAATGGTGTGAAGGGTCCTGACGGGTTGCCTGGTGCGAATGGATCGGATGGCCATGATGGGGTTCCGGGCCGTGCAGGTGTCGACGGTGTGAACGGCGCTGATGGTCGGGATGGTTCGGCTGGTGAGCGCGGTGATGTGGGCCTTTCAGGTCCTGCCGGCCCGCAAGGCGCGCAGGGGGAACGGGGTGAGCGCGGCCCCGCCGGTGTGAACGGATCCGATGGTCAAGATGGTAAGGATGGCCGTTCTGTGGTGTCTGTGTACTGTTCCGAGGGCCGCCTTGTTGTGAAATATAGTGACGGTGCGGCTTCTACCGTATCGGGTTCGGTGGCCTGCCAGGGTGTGAAACCGTCGCCTATAGTGACTATATCATCCCACAAATAGAAAGGAGTGGCTGTGATGGTAGTGTTTGGTGGTGGTGTGTGGTGAGATACATTCCTGCAGCGCATCACTCGGCCGGCTCGAATAGTCCGGTGAATAGGGTTGTGATTCATGCGACATGCCCTGATGTGGGGTTTCCGTCTGCCTCGCGTAAAGGACGGGCTGTGTCTACAGCAAACTATTTTGCTTCCCCATCGTCTGGTGGTTCTGCGCATTATGTGTGTGATATTGGGGAGACGGTGCAGTGCCTGTCGGAGTCTACGATTGGGTGGCATGCCCCGCCGAATCCGCATAGTTTGGGTATAGAGATTTGCGCGGATGGGGGTTCGCACGCCTCGTTCCGGGTGCCGGGGCATGCTTACACTCGGGAGCAGTGGCTGGATCCTAGGGTGTGGCCTGCAGTTGAGAAGGCGGCTGTGCTGTGCCGGCGTTTGTGTGACAAATATAATGTTCCGAAAAGGAAGCTTAGTGCAGCCGATTTGAAGACCGGTAAACGGGGTGTGTGCGGGCATGTGGATGTTACTGATGCGTGGCATCAGTCGGATCATGACGATCCGGGGCCGTGGTTTCCGTGGGACAGGTTTATGGCCGTTGTCAATGGCGGTAGTGGAGATAGTGGGGAGTTAACTGTGGCTGATGTGAAAGCCTTGCATGATCAGATTAAACAATTGTCTGCTCAGCTTAGTGGTTCGGTGAATAAGCTGCACCATGATGTTGGTGTGGTTCAACTGCAGAATGGTGATTTGGGTAAGCGTGTTGATGCCTTGTCGTGGGTGAAGAATCCGGTGACGGGGAAGCTGTGGCGCACAAAAGACGCTTTGTGGAGCATCTGGTATTACGTGCTGGAGTGTCGTAGCCGCATCAGTAGGCTGGAGTCGACTGTTAACGGTTTGAAAAAGTGATGGTGGTTTGTTGTGGGTAAACAGTTTTGGTTAGGTTTACTGGAGCGGGCGGCTAAGACTTTTGTTCAAACGTTTGTTGCCGTGTTGGGGGTGACGGCGGGTGTCACTTATACGGCGGAGTCGTTTCGCGGTTTGCCGTGGGAGTCTGCCCTGATTACGGCCACGGTTGCTGCGGTGCTGTCGGTTGCTACCTCGTTTGGTAGCCCGTCGTTTGTGGCCGGTAAACCTAAAACTACGGTTGTGGATGCTGGGCTTGTTCCACCCGACGATGGGGGCATGGTTGAGCCGCACTCGGTGGATGTGTCGGATCCTGGCATGATCGAGCCTGTAGACGATGCTGGGCTTGCCGGCTATGTGCCGAGGCGTGCAGCCGAGTCTGAGGTTGGCACGGTAGAGTCTACTGTTGCATAATTGAATATGTGTGTGCCCCAGCGGTGCTGCCACGATCGTGTGGTGGTTGCCGCTGGGGCACTATTTCTGTTTATAAGGTATGGCTATGATTCGTTGCTGTCGATGGTGTCTTCGAGCATCTGATACAGGTGGAGGCAGGTAGAGATAGTTTCGCTGGCCTGGTCTAGAACGGTTCGGCCGATAACATTTTTGTGGTTGTCGCGGTGGCGGATGATAGCCCACATGATCTCGTCGGCCGCCGCCTGCAAGAGTTTGGCCTGGTATGCGATCCCGGCGAGCCAGTCTAGTGCTTCCGGGCTTGCCGGTGTGTCGTCTGGAATGCCACGGGTGTTGCTGTTGTTTGGGTATCCTGCACTGTCGCATAGCCACAGGATTTCGCTGCACTCGTCTAGCGTGTCCTGGTCGATAGTGAGATCGTCGAGGCTGACTTCTTTGACGGTAAGGTTCACGTTGTCGAGTGAGATGGGTACACGGTACTGGTTTTCGACACCGCCAACAATGTTTTCCAATTGCTGCATGTTGGTGGGCTGCTGTTGTACGATACGGTGTACCGCTGTTTTGAGGGCGGTGTAGGGGATATTGGTTGTGTTGTTCATCGTGTTATGTCATTCCTTCGTTATCGTCTGGCATGTAGTATGTGCTGTTTGCGTACTCGGTTAACGTCATCAGTGTTTGGTCTGCCCACTGTTTCACGGTTTGCCGGGTGACTCCAAGTCGTTGGGCGGCGGCGGCGTAGGTTTGGTCATACCCGTAGACTTCACGGAATGCTGCCAACCTAGCTAAATGTTTTCGCTGTTGGGAGGGTTCACAGGTGAGGGTGTAGTCGTCGATGGCTAGCTGTAGATCGATCATGGAGACGATGTTGTTTCCGTGGTGTTGTGGCGCGGTTGGTGGTGGTGGCATTCCTGGTTCGACGCTCGGTTTCCATGGTCCGCCGTTCCAGATCCATTGCGCGGCTTGAATGATGTCGGCGGTGGTGTATGTGTGGTTCACTGGTCACCCCTTGAATAGGTTGTCGAGGTTGTCTGGGTTGCTGGTGTCGAATCGTCCGACACAGTGACAGTAGTCGTACATGAGTTTGATGATGTGTTGGTGGTCTCCCAAATAGGTGTTGCCGCTGATGCTGTAGGTGGCTGTGCCGTCTTTCGCGATGGTGTATTTGGCGGTGATGGTTTCGGGTGTTTCGGTGTTGGTGATGATGGCTGTGGTTGTGGTGCCTACTGTTTGGAGCACGGTGGTTTGGGTTCCGTCGTCGATGGTGGTTTTAACCATTGGGGGTTCTCCTTCTAGATGCTGGTTTGGTTGTCGGCTAGATGAATAATATCGGGTAAAGGTTTCGGCTGGTCTAGGTGTTGTATGGTTTTGTTGGCTAGCCGTTTGGCTACCCTGTAACACATTTTGGTGTAGTGTTTGTTGTCTAGGTTGTGGTATTGTTCCCGCACCGCAATATATAGTAGGGAGTCTTGGTACAGGTCGTCTGCACTGATTGCGGGGTAGTGTGCGGCTGTTTTGGTGCATGCCCGGTTGAGTGTGCGAAGATGATGGTTTGTGGCCCACACCCACGATGCGGTGGTGGCTAGGTCTGCTTTGGTTGGTCGTCGGCTCATGGCACTATTTCATCTCGCTATCTGATAGTTGTTTGGTGTTTTGTTGTGGATAGTGTAGCACACTAGTCCGGGGTGGCCGGTGGTGCCTGTGCGGTGCCGGTACCAGACGGATTCGCCTTCCATGGATGGGCATTGGATGAAGGTGCGTTGTCCTTGCTCGGAGATTTCTAGGTGGTGCCGGTGCCCTGCCATGAGGATGTGGGATGTGGTGCCGTTGTGGAATTCTTGGCCGCGCCACCATTCGTACTGTTTGCCGGTTTTCCATTGGTGCCCGTGGGCGTGCAGGATTTGTGTGCCGGCCACCCCAACGGTGGTGGTCATTTCGTCTCGGCTGGGGAAGTGGAAGTGAAGGTTGGGGTAGTTGTTGTTGAGTTGGTAGGCTTCTGCGATGGCCCGGCAGCAGTCCACGTCGAAGGAGTCGTCGTAGGTGGTGACGCCTTTACCAAATCGTACTGCTTCACCGTGGTTGCCGGGGATGGATGTGATGGTGACGTTGGCGCAGTGGTCGAACATGTGGACGAGTTGCATCATGGCCATGCGGGTGAGCCTGATTTGTTCCGTTAAGGGTGTTTGTGTGCGCCAGGCGTTGTTGCCTCCTTGTGACACGTATCCTTCGATCATGTCGCCGAGGAATGCGATGTGGACTCGTTCGGGTTTGCCTGCCTGTTGCCAGTAGTGTTTTGCGACTATGAGGGAGTGCAAATAGTCGTCGGCGAAGTGGGCTGTTTCTCCGCCGGGGATGCCTTTGCCGATTTGGAAGTCTCCCGCCCCTATCACGAACGCAACATTGCTGTCGTCGGTGTGGGTGTTGTCGGCTGGTTTTGGGGGTGTCCATTCGGCTAGTTTATCGACGAGTTCGTCCACAGGGTAGGGGTTTGTTGCGGGTTGGTGGTCGATGATTTTTTGTACGGATCGGCCTGTTTCTCCGTTGGGGAGTGTCCATTCGGAGATGCGTGTGCGGCGTACGGTGCCGTTTGCGAGATCATCGCAGATGGTGTCTGCTTCGCTATCGTGGTTGGCTAGCTGTGTGAGTAGCCGGTCTATATTGTCTATCACTGGGTATCCTCCTCTTGCGGGGTGGTGTTGGCTTGTTTGCGGCGGTAGTCTTTTATAACGGTGGCGGAGATGGGGTATCCTGCCTGGGTGAGCTGTTTTGCTAGCCACGAGGCGGGGATGGTTTTGTCGGCGAGCACGTCTGCAGCTTTGCGGCCGTAGCGTTGGATGAGGGTTTCAGTTTTGGTTGCCATGATATCCTAGGGGTTGTGTGGTAGGCTGCCATCCTGTGCGGCAGTCGCCGTCGTGTCCTGGTTTGCGTGTGCACCACGATACGGTTCCGTCTGTGTGGTTGAGTGTTTTACCGCACATGACGTTTTGTAGATGCTCCGGCAGCTGGTTGGTGTTGTTGCTGGTTTGTGTGTCGAAGAGTGTTTTTTGTTTGGTGAAGTGTTCGGTTACGGTTCCGTTGTGTACGGGTAGTATCCATGTTTTCCATTGTTGTTGTAGCCGGGTGTTCCAGTGGAATTGTTTGGCTGCGTTTTCGGCTTGTTTGGCGGTTTTGTAGTAGCCGACTAGTATGCGTTGATGCTGCTGGTCTGGAGGGTTTTGGCCTCGCCAGTATTGTGCCGCCACGGCGTACCGGTTGCTGTCTGTGAAGGTGTTCCAGCAGTATTCGATAATGTGTTGTAGTACACTATCGGGTATGTCTTGTACTTGGTTTTCGTTAAGCCATTCTTCGACAATGATGTCGCGTATAGCGCGTTTGTCTTTGGTGGTGGGTTTGAAGGCGATGCTCACAATGTTAGCCTGTCGTCTTGCATGAAATCATTAAAGGATGATTCGCTTGTGCGGCGTGCTTGCGTGATTTGCTGGTCGGTCCAGTCGGGGTGTTGCTGTTTCAAATAGTACCAGCGGCAGGCATCATATGTTTCGTCTTGTAGCCGGGTGAGATGGTTTTCGGTGATGATTTGTTTCCACATAGCCCATGACACGTCTAGCCGGTCGAGGATTTCGAGGGCTGAAATGTTGAATTGGTTCAGGAAGAGGATTTCGTGGGTGTAGTAGTTTTTCTCGTAGGCGTCCCATCCGCTTCGGTGCCTGTTGGGCTGGTGTTTGGGGTAGGCTTCCCGGCATACTTTGTGCAAACGCTTGGCCATGTCGTCGGGTAGTTTAATGTCGGGGTTGGCGCGGATCATGGATCGCATCCCGTCGTAGGTTGTGCCCCAGGTGTGCATGATGTAGGTGGGGTCTTCTCCGTCGGCCCATTTTTCTGCACAGATGGCGAGTCGGATGCGTCTCCTGGCTGCTTGGCTGGTGTTGCGCCGGTTGGGGGTGGGGCACGTGTCGAGGGGATCCATGATGTTTTGGTGTACCTTTCTTGGTTTGGGTTGCTTGCTTGGTTTTACTGTAGCACAGTGTCTAGTGCTTGTGTCAACCCTGTTTTACCTGTTTTCAGGTATGTGTCTGTGACGTCACCGATGGTGAGGGGCACATGGGTGGCTTGCGGTAGTGCTTGGGTTAGGGTTTGGGCCATCTTGTCTCCCGCGGGGTCTGGGTCTGACCAGATGTAGATGTGGTCGTAGCCTTCAAAAAATTTGGTCCAAAAAGTTTGCCACGAGGTTGCGCCGGGTAGTGCTACGGCCGACCATCCGCATTGTTCGAGGATCATGGAGTCGAATTCGCCTTCGCAAATGTGTATGTCTGTTTGCGGGTTGGCCATGGCGGCCATGTTGTAGATGGAGCCTGTGTCTCCTGCCGGGGTTAGGTATTTGGGGTGGTTGTGGGTTTTGCAGTCGTGTTGTAGTGAGCAGCGGAAACGCATTTTTCTTATTTCGGCTGGCCGCCCCCAAACGGGGTACATGTATGGGATGGTGATGCACTGGTTGTAGTCTTCGTGGCCGGGTATGGGGTCATTGTCGATGTATCCAAGGTGGTGGTAGCGGGCTGTTTCTTCGCTGATGCCTCTTGCTGAGAGCAGGTCGAGTATGTTTTCGAGGTGGGTTTCGTAGAGGGCCGAGGCTTTCTGGATTCGGCGGCGTTCCGCAATGTTGTATGGGCGTATGCTGTCGTACATTCGGGTTTTCTTTCTCTAATCGTTGTTGTAGCTTGGCGAGTCCGCCTCCGACACCGCATGTGTGGCAGTACCAGACGCCCTTGTCAAGGTTGATGCTCATGGAGGGCTGGTGGTCGTCGTGGAACGGGCAGAGGATGTGTTGCTCGTTCCTGGACGGATTGTAGCGTATCCGGTAGGTGTCGAGGAGGCGGCAGGTGTCAGAGGTGTGGGAGGAGCTCGTTGAGGGTTGATACCACATAGGCTTCGCTCCATGGCTTGTTGCGCTGTTTCATCACTACGAGTCCGATGGTGGAATTGTTGTGTTTGTTGCGGTGTGTTTCGTAGTTGCGTGCCTCCCGGCTGGCTTGTTTCACGAATTGGGCTAGGTGTGGTTGCCCGGCTTTCGCCTCGATAATGTAGGTTTTATGGCCGGTTGTGAGGATGAGGTCGCCTTCGTCTTCGCGGCCGTTGAGGTGGAGGCGCTCTATATCATAGCCGGTGTCGCGTAGCTTGTGGAGGAGTCTTGTTTCCCATTCGGCTCCGGCCCGCCGGTTGCGTGCCTGCTGTGTGGCCATAGTTTTTTAGAGTCCTTTGTGTGTTGTGGTCATGTTCCAGGGCTGTTTTTCGGCGAGTGGCCCGAAGAATGTGTATTCGGGATAGGCTCGCAGTCTTTCGTATCGGGTGCCGTCGGGGCTGGATTTGCCGGTGCGCTGTTTTAGCACTGCGATGCGAGCCTCTGCCGGTATCGATAGCCCGTTGCCGTTATCCTCGCCACCATACAATGAGACTCCGAGGATGAGTTGTGGTTTTTCGGAGAGGCCGTTTTTGATTTCGCGGCGTGCTGGCGGGTGTTCGATGTCGGTTCCGGTTTTGTCGGTTGCGTGGTGGGTGACGATGATGGTGGAGCCAGTATCCCTACCCAATGCTGTGATCCATTGCATGGCTTCTTGCTGGGCTTGGTAGTCGGATTCGCAGTCTTGTATGTCCATCAGGTTGTCGATAACAATGATGGGTGGGAAAGTGTTCCACATTTCCATGTAGGCTTGTAACTCCATGGTGATGTCGGTCCATGTGATGGGTGACTGGAATGAGAATGTGATGTGTTGGCCGTGGTGGATGCTGTCTCGATAGTATTCTGGCCCGTAGTCGTCGATGTTTTGTTGTATTTGTTGGGTTGTGTGTTGGGTGTTGAGTGAGATGATTCGTGTGGAGGCCTCCCAGGGTGTCATGTCCCCTGATATGTAGAGGGCTGGCTGGTTGAGCATGGCGGTGATGAACATGGCTAGCCCTGATTTTTGGCTGCCGGAGCGCCCCGCGATCATGACTAGGTCCCCTTTGTGGATGTGCATGTCCTGGTTGCGGTAGAGGGGTTCTAGTTGTGGTATGCGGGGCAGCTCGGCTGCGGTTTGGGAGGCTCTCTCGAAGGATCTTTGGAGAGAGAGCATCGGGACCTTATCTATCTATCGGTTGGATGTGTATTGGTGGTCAGATGGAGTCGATGTCTACATCATCACTACTAGTGGTGTTGGGCTGGCTGTCTCGCTGGTCGACATATGCTGCTACGAGATCGTAGATGGCGTCGTCTAATGGTTTGAGCACGACCGCGTTGAACCCGTTTTTGGTGCGCACGGTGGCGAGTTTAAAGGCCTGCTCCTCGCCCAAGTAGGCTTCGAGTTCGCGGATCATGGAGTGTGGGCGGTCGTTGTTGCCGCGGGCTTTCTCAATAATAGCGTTGGGGATGGTTTCTGGGGTGCCGTTGTTGAGATCGTCTAGGGTGTGGAAGATGGTCACATCAGCGTAAATACGGTCGGCGGTTTGTCCGCCGTAGCCTTCAGTGTTGTGTTCTACGTCGTGGACTTTGAAGGCGATGGCGGTGGCGTCCTGGTTTCGGGAGGGGTTGAAGAAGGTGCTGTTGCTGTTGTTGTTGCGGTAGTTGGCGAGTGCCATGATTGTGTTATCCTTTACTGTTGTGTCTGTTTTTGTTGGCTTATATTGGTTTATCGGGTGAGGCTGTTTCGTTTGTTTCGGAAGGCTTCGGATACGTCACTGTTACTGGTGATGGTCTTCTTGTACTGTTTTAGAAGGTCTGCTAGCTGTGTTTTGCTGGTTGCATTGTTGATTTTGTCGATGATGGTGTTGTTTCCTTCTGATGCGATGTTGTCCACGTAGTCTTTGGCGGCCTGGTTGTATCGGTCTTGGAGGATGATGGCTGCGCTGGCTACCAAGGTGGCTAAATCCCAATCCTCGGAGACAGTGTTGTCTTTGAGTCCGCCTAGCAGGTCTATGATAGTCTTCTTCACCTGGTCGGCGGTGTCTCCTCGGATGACCGCCCATGGTGCGGCGTAGTCACCACCGTATTTGAGTGTGATGGTGATGCGATCATCAGTGCTGTTGGTGTTGTCGTTCACTGGTGCTCCTTGCCTTCTTCTGTTGGGGCTGTGATGGTGGTTTCTACCGGGTATCTGTACGAGTTTTTGCCGTTGACAGCCCAGCAGGCGTCTTGTACGGGGCATCCTTTGCAGAGTGTTGTGACGTGTGGGACGAAAATGCCTTCGCTGATTCCTTTCATTGCTTGACTGTACATGGATGATACATGCCTGTGCCTTGTGTCGGGGACTTGTCGTCGTTGCGACTGGTGGCGGGCGTCCAAAACATGCCTTTCGTGACATGAATGCCGTGTTGGTTGAGCATGTACCGGTAGGTGTGCAGCTGCATACTGTCGGCGGGTAGGCGTCCTGTTTTGAGGTCGAGGATGAATGTTTCGCCGGTGTCGGTGTTGGTGAATATGCGGTCGATGTAGCCAACGATCTGGGTGCCGTCCTGGAGGGTGGTTTCTATCGGGTATTCGATGCCTGGTTGACCGTCCAGGATTGCGGTGATGTATTCTGGGTGGTTGCGTCTCCATGTTTTCCAGCGGTCCACAAAGGTGGGGCCGTAAACCATCCACCAGTCGTAGTCTTTCTTGTGTGGCCCGCCCGACTCGCACATGTTTTTGCATATTCTGCCGGAGGGTTTGATTTCTGTGCCTTCGGATTCGGCGAGGGCGACTTGGGTGTCGAAAATGTTTTTGAAGGATGAGATTTTGTCTGGCAGTGCAGGGTATTCGGCGGGATTGTACAGGTGTAGATCGTACTGTTCGGTGATGTGGTGTATGGCGCTTCCGGCGATGGTGGCGTACCAGGTGTGGTGTTGGGAGTGGTAGCCGTGTTGGAGGCGCCATTTTTCGCCGCATTCGGCCCACTGGGTGAGTGAACTGTAGGAGATGTGGCCTGGGTGGCTGATGGTTTTCGGGTATTGTGCTAGAGGCATTACTTGTCGCTTTTGTTCCATGGGTTGCGGGTGTCTTGGCCGGCGTGGTGTTGCTGGTAGGCGAGGAGTGCCAGGCAGTGCCAGGCAGCGTGTGCCAGATGCGGTAGCCCGGATTCGTGGTCGAGGTTGTTCCCTTGCTGCCATGATAGTAGGTGCCGGTAGAGGGCGTCAACGCTGTGGCTCCACGGATATCCTCCGGTCCAGTTGTTGTCGCCGTATTTGATGGCGCCGTATCCGGCCACAGAGCCTAGATCGTGCAAGGCTGCGGGGTCGATGAGGGAGAGCCTGCAAAGTTTCAATTCTTTTCGGGCACCGCTGTTGGGGTCGGTGTACATGCGGGTTGGCTCATCCATGAGATGTGTGCTCCTTAAGTGTGGGTTACTGGTTGTTGTCGTGGGCTAGTGCTACGACGAGAATAATGATGGCGAGGGTTTCAGCGATCAGGATGGGTGTTGTGATCATTTAGTGTCTCGGGGATGGTAGGTGAGGGTTGAGGCACCAAGGAGGGTGGCGAGGGCGCATGCGGCAATAATGGCGAGGGCTGCCTTGTGTGGGGTGCCGGTTGCGTACATCCATGTGATGATGCCACCTTGGATCCAGGCTAGGCTGGTGAAGAAGGTTTCGTAACTGTGCGGCTCAATGTTGTTGTTGGGTGTGTTCATGCTTGCTCCTGAAGAATGGTGTTGATGGTTTTATAAATGTTGTACAGGTCGGTTTCGATAGATAGCAGTTGGTTGATTTGGTGGTCGAGATCAATGTCTGGGTTGAGGGTGTTGATGCGGGAGGCAATATCGGTGGCTGTGCGTAGTGTGCCGCCGGTGTGGTGAATAATGTGTGCCGTGTCGGAGAGTCCGATGGTGACAGCGTAGTGGGAGAGGAGAGGCATAGCGGGGATGCTCCTTGGCGGGTTACTGTTGCGGGTTGATGTTGAGGTCGGTGACGTGCGGGTGGTCTTCTGTTCCGGTGACGAGGCAGTGGACGGTGACGGGTAGTTTGGATGCGCCAGGCTGTTTCGCGGTTGCGCCGTAGACGATGGAGAAGGTGTCTTTACCGATGGTTTTGTGGAGTTGGAGGTCGATGTCGGGGTTGCCGTTCCAGTTGACACCGTGTGCGGCGGCCTGTTGTTCTGCTTTGCGGTCGCAGGTGTGTGCTGCCGTGATCATGGTGAGACCTTGTGAGGTTTCTTCCCCCCTTGCTTGGGCTTGCTTGTGGGCTTTTGCCTGCTCGGCTTGTAGGGAACGGACTGCTGCGGCCTGCTTGGCTGCTTTTTCGGCTTTGCGCTGTTGGGTAGTCTTGGGGGTCCATTCGGTGTTGGCTGTGGTGGCCTGTGGGGCTGGCTGTGAGGCAAGTGGCGGATTGTCGTCTGGGGCTGGCATGAATGAGGCGGCGGCAATGATGGCGGCTGTGATGCCTGCGATGGTGTAGCCGTTTTTCTTGTTCATGGCTGTTGTCCCCTTTCCGGGGTGTTGTTCGTTGCTGACATGATTAATCATGGTGTGGGCGATGGCCCATGTCAAGGCTGCGCTCAATGATTGTGAACGTTTCCTGTGTGGCTAGGTGTTTTATCGGGCACATAGGGTTAGCAGGTGTCCTATGTTGATGCGGCTCACATTCCAGTAGAGTTGCGTTGCTTCTCCACCAGTGAGTGGCTTCCACTCGTCGTGGCTAAACACGGTGCCGTCGGTGGCGATGAATGTGTTGGGGCGTAGCTTGTGGAGTTCGGCTTCCACGCTCTGCCGGTAGGCTTCGGCGAGGCCCTCAAAATCCATGTGGTCGCAGGAGAGGTTTTCGAGGCGTGTCAGGTCGAAGGGTGTGGGGCAGTCGTAGCTGGCGGGGGTGTAGAGCTGAGTGAAGTGGTTGGCGATCTTGTGCATCATGATTCCTTTTCTGGTGATGGTGTGTTGATGGTTTTATCGGGTGGATGAGACAAGGATGGCGTCTACGTCGATCATGTCGATGAGATCATGGAGTTCCTCGGCCTCATTCTCGGAGAGGTGGCGCCAGTCGTAGTCGCCGTACACGGCGCCGTCGAGGGTGACAGTCCACAGAGGCCGGATGAGTCGTACGGCTTCTTGTACTTTAGCGTGGTACATGCGGCGCACCATATCCAGATCCATGTCGTCTGAATGGTTTCCGGTGAGGATGTGGAGGCTGAGCGGGTCGATTTCTGTCTGCCTGTAGAGGGATGTGAAGGATGGGGTGATGAGTGTGCCATCCATGAGTGATGTTCCTTTCTGGATTGTCTGGTTTGGTTGTTGTGGTTTTTATGGTGTTAGGGTTGTGATCCATAGTCAAGGCTGCGCTCAATCGGATTGAGCGTTTCATACTGGAGTGTCTGGTGTGACAGATATCACTTAAGCCTTTATTGCCTCTCTCGGCGTCTCAAATCTTCTAGGGGTAGGATTATATAGGGTTGATCATGGTAGTCGATTCTAGGGCCCTTCTAGTGCGTCTGAGGGGTGTATCTGGGTGATAGCGGGTGTGGCAAGTGACGCAAACTGGAAGAGGGTGTTCAGTCGGGAGCACTAGATGGTCTGGCTACACGGGCGCCTGAAGGACTCTTCGTTTATATGAGATATGTCACATCGCCTAGAGTCTAGGGACACCACAGACATCCACCAGCCTACCCTGCAGATGGCACAGGGGACAGGAATGCCTCTCTAAGGCGCATAAAGGCCCCTCTGAGGCTCTTGCACCCTCAACCCTAGGTATTTGTACCCCAATGATATTCTGATCGATTCTAGGGGCTGTTTTAGAGCTTATACGAGAACAACATCCCAAGACTAGTCCATCAGCCCCTATCCTGGTTAGCTAAGCCTCAACTATGTGGACAGTGTGGGATGCTAAGGGGAAAGAAGGACACGGTAAAAGAAAGAAGGGGGAGCATCAGTCTTCACACCTGAGGTACTTAAGTTAACCTTAGGGTCTTAGCACCGAGCCCCTCAAGGGCTCGGCATCAGCCCGAGCAGGCTCAGCTCATCAGGCACAGCCCTGAAAGGGGTGCACGCCATCAGGGAAGGCTTGAGAGTACGAGGAGCCCTAGCGACGAGTACTCGAAAGCCTGAGGGAACACCCTCAGCACTGATGGGCCTAGCGTGTTCGGAAAGGACACAGGAGTACAGTGTGACAGCTGTCCGGGAGTGAAACCCGTTCTGACTAGGGGTTTCAGCCTTAACCACCTGTAAAGGTTACAAGACTCTAAGAAAATTTAAGAAACTTCTTAGGAAGAAAGTTGTGTTGTTATCCCCCAAAAACCACCCAAAATAGCCCTCAAACCCGCCTATAGAGCCAAATCCACCAGTTTGACTCATCCCAGGTGGCGTATGCTAGGCTGGACAGGTAGCCAGCTGGACGCGAGGCCAGAAAGTGCTGACGCACTTCCCGATCTCGCTTACCATCAGTCTACCAAACACTTAAAGACCTTAAGGCTAAGCGCTAAGCAGCTTAGTACTTAGCACCGAGCCCCTCAAGGGCTCGGCATCAGTCTTAGGTACTTAAAGTAATTTTAGAGACTTAAAGGCTTAGCACTTAAGGATATAAACTTAACATCAGTGTTTAAGACTTTAAGACTTAAAGTAACTATAAAGCTTTAAGAGCTAAGTTAACATATACAACCTTAGTGCTAAGCCCTTAAAGGCTTAGCATCAGTATAAAGATCTTAATACTTAAGTTAAGTAATAACCTATAAGTCTTAAAGCTTATAGGTATTATAATATAATATAAGTTATAAAAGTTTTAGAAGAGCTAAGAGGTTAACTTCTTTACTTCTCTACTCTCTTTGGTTCTTTCTCTCTTCTCTTCTTTTCTTCATCAGGGGAGAAGAGGAACCTTTTGCCGTCAGCGCTGATGGGCTTTTCACCGTGTGACTCGTGTGCTTCTGGTCGCACGCTCCCGGTTGCACACTCCCCACACTCTTACACCCGTGTCCCTTTACGGCTTGGCGTGTTCGGCTGAAGGCGTACGGCGTGTCACGCTCACACCCTTAACACCGGGTGAGACTTAAAGTGTATATTATAGTTAGAAGACTTTAAAACCTATAAGGTGTTTCTGCTGAGCCGTATACTTCAACGCTAGGCGCTAAGCGCTAAGCCTTGAAACGTGAACACACACCCACCCCCTTTTTTCTTTCGTGTTCTTCTTCTTTTGACACAGCTGGGGGGCGATGTGATCTTTCTCACACCCGTGGGGGTAGTGGAGAAAACAAACACCCCCACCACAAACAGAACACCCCCTCAAACGAACAAAACAGCCCCCAGAATCGATTAGCAGGGCAAGGGCAAGGTGTTCATACCCCCAACGGTTCCCAGGCTGTTAGAGGGGGCAAACAAGACCCGTACAGGGCTAGACGAGGATCGGAGACGCGATGGCACACACCAACCGCACCGCATCCGCCTCACACCGACGCTGGCGGCAACGACTCATCACCCAAGCCCAACAGCAAGGCCAAACCACCTGCCCACTCTGCGGAGCAACCATCACCTGGAACACACACCAGCTGCCAACCAGCCCCGAAGCCGACCACATCACACCCGTCAGCAGGGGAGGACTCAACACCCTAGACAACGGGCAAATCATCTGCAGAACATGCAACAGAAGCAAAGGCAATCGCAGCGAACCAAACATCAAGTTCCAACAACAAACCACAAAAACATTGATTCCATGGTGAAAAACCCGTCAACCCCCACCGGGGACACCCCCTGCACAGGCGTGCAAGACCTCGTACGGCTT